GCTTTTTTCCTTGTCGTCTTACGTTTTCTACCCGATGCAGTAACAGACCATTTAACTGCTTTAGGTCCTGTTTTCTTTTTGGCTTCAGCTTTAGTTATCTTGCCTGCAACTTTCTTTGGTCTACATGCAGGATATGGTCGTGTTTTCTTTTCTTTGCCAGAACGACCACATTTCTTGCCCGTCTTAACATCTCGCCAATCTTCTTTAAACCATTTGGTTAGGCTCATGCGTATCCACCACCACGTTTCTTGTAGGTACGCACAAGCCATGCGTTTGCATATGCACTAGGATAGACCTTAAATTTCTTTTTTGCTTCTGATTTTACTCTAGAATACAATGAAGGATTTGTTGGTTTAGAGCCACTTTTCTTTTTAGTTTTCTTTTTAACTGCCATGTTACGCCTTTGCTTTCTTTGCTTTGGCTTGTGCTGTTTTAGATAAGTCTTTCATGTGGAACAAAGCTTTACTTGATTTTGTATGGTTTTTACCACTGTGCAAAGTGCCATCCTTCATCTTGTGTGTTGCACCTTTGTACAACGTTCCATTCTTTAAATAGTGTTTTACGCCTTTCATTATTTCTTCCCCATTAGTTTCATTGCTTGTCCTACACCTTTAATTCCAAATGAGCTACTTACAGCTATAAATAAAAGGTACTGATACCAATCAGGCAAAGTATTGAGTACTTCAAAGCCTGTTCTTACGTATTCTGTCATACTAGGTATGAATACTAAAATTGCTGGAGCAAGGAGAACAACTAAAGCAAATTCATCTTTCCAACTTGCATCTGTGGCATCAGCCATAGACTTTTCCCACGCTACCTCGCCTGTTGCTACTTTCTCTGCAACAACTGCTTTAGCTCTAGCTTGTGCTACTTTAGCTTGACCGTCAGCCTTCACTTTTTCTACCTTGCTGTTCATCCAAGAACCTGCAAGATTGGCTATAGGTCCTATTAACGCTGTGAGCATGTGCATCCCTTTTTAGTAAACCTACTGTCAATCCACACTTTACCGTAGTACAGAATAAATAACCACGCAGTAAACAACGCACCTTCTAGGTACGATAAATCATTCCACGCATCTAATACCATATTCTCCATCAAATTCTCCCTTGTGACTTATGTAACTGTTTTACGTATTGTCTGTAGAATTTATTGCTTATTTTGTTTAATATCTTAAACATTGTAAAATTAATTGTTGCTAACATTTCCATCTTCTTCTTGCCTGCCTTAAACGACTGTTCGGGTCTTTTGCCGCTTTAGGAAACTTTTTCATTTGTCCTGCACTTCTTGCACAATAGGACTTTCTACGTTTGGCAGCCTTGCTACCTTTTTTTACTTTACCTGTAACTGCTGTCTTAAGCTTTGATCCGGGATTATCCCTTCTGTACTTAGCTACACCTTTTTTAGTCATACCTGCACCCGACTTAGTTGGGCGTTTATGACCACCTTTGATGGTGTGACCTTTCATTGTACCTTTTTCAGACATTGTTACCTCATAATTATCAAGAGGGCAAGTTGCCCTGCCCTCCCGAAGTTAGTTGTTACGTACCAGTTGTTACACTAGCAGTCTGCTTTGGACCTGTTCCAATGTCACACATAATTGCTATGACTCTGAAACGACCTGCAGTAACGCCTGCACCCAATGCTTTAACTTGGATTGCGTCAGCAGCGATAACTGTGTTGATACCTGCAGCTTTTAAATTAAACTGGTATATCGCATCAGCATTACCATCTACTCCGTCAGCAAACGCATCAATGTCAGTACTTAAACCAACATCGTAAGTTAAACCTGATCCACCTGCTTCAAGAACGTCAAGACATCCACCGATAACAATTGTGTTATCTGGCACATCGATCATCTTTACAACGTCATTTGCAGAAAGATTTTGGTCGGCTGCATCAAAGATTCTTGATTGAACCATGTAAGGTCTTGGCACATTGCCCGGATGTCCTACAGTTCCACCACCTGCGATGGTATGATTATAATCAGTCATTAATTAATCCCCCTTACGCAAAATCTATGACGCCACGAACTATTGATTCTGGTCTTAAAACTTTTCGACCAAAAACGTGTAGTCCTCTAACGACATCAGAGAATGATTCAGTTGAACGTACCACTTCAGTCTTTGCGATGTGAGACGCTGTAGAAGTACTAGAGATATGTCCTGCCATAATAACGTTCTCAGAAGCGTCTGTAGCGACACCTGATAATGTTACTTGGTCAGTACCTGCTGTACTATTTAATGCAGTAGACTTGTAGCATTGAAATCCTGCAAGTGTACCCGGAGTTGCAAGTCCGTTTCTTAGGTTTGAAGACGCATCGCCAGTTACCTGTACTTCTGCCATCTTGTTACCTGCTTGAAACATCTTCTCGTAGAAGATTGGAGGAGCAACAAACCATCTGTTCTCTTCTGGCACAGACTGGTCATCAAGCACTCTAGCCATTAATAGCATGAGGTTGATACCTGCATCATCAGCTTCCACGTTAATTGGAGCAGATGCTGTACCTAAAGCTGAATTAGTAGTTGTTAATCCACCTGATAAACTTGCATCGTCAGCACCAGCAATACCTGCACCGTCTGACATAGCCTGTAGTATGTTGGCATCGAATTTTCTCTTTAGAGCAAAAGCACCTGAAGAAGTTGCTAATGCTTCAAAGTTGACATGTGAATGTCTTTCTTCGATGTCATCGATTTTAAATGCAAAAGCATTTGCTTGGTCAACGGTCATTGTTATCTGATCGTCTGCCAAGTCTTGTGCGTTAACCACAGAACCTCTTGTGTACGCTGACACAGTAAGTGTTGGTTCTTTTATAATGTTAACAGTGTCGCCAAAGTTTTCAATTTCGCCAGTATAGTCGGTATTCGTAATATCTTCTGCAACCGAAGCTCTACGGAAGAACTTAAGAACTTTTTGGCTAAAAATTGAGGGAGCAAAGTTACCTGACGGTAAGTTAGCGTACCCTGCAGCTGTATCAAAAGCCATTTTCTTATCCTTCCTCTATTTGAGGTTAGTTATTGAGTTATTCGCCCTTCTGCTCGTGCTTGATCGATTTCTTTTTCAAATTTCTCAAACTCCCACGATTTCAGTCTGGCGATGTCGGACATCTTCCAAATCTTTCCTTTTTGATCAGATACTGCAACTTCTTTTGGTTGAGTCTTAGTAACCGTAGCTGCTGCATCATTCCCACTAGATTTGGTAGTAGATTTTTTAGTAGATATGCCCATCTCTGCTTTGTAAAGGGATATAACCTTGCCTGCCCATTTTGCATCAGTATTATTTTTATAAATACCATCGCTAATTTGTTCAGGTTGATCATCGAGCCATTGAAGAAATTTATCTTCAGTTTTTAACTCACCAAAATCAGGATGTGTACGAAGTAATTCTTCATACGCCTTTTCCTTTTTAAGAGATTTTTCTCTCTCTTTGACAGATGCTATTTCTTCTCTTAATTTTGCAACTTTGGCTTCAGTCTGAACTCCTGCTACAGTTTCTACCACTTCAAAAACATCAGGATAACGTTCTTTAAACTCTTCGAGTTCTTCCATAGTTTTTGGAGGAGTTGTTCCTCTTGGCATTTCCTGAACACGAGCTTTTATTGATCTAAGCTCACTTGCTAATTCTTCACGTTCACTTTTAAACTCATTAAGTTTACTATCATAATGTTTTTTTAAATCATCATAACGTTTTTTGTAATCGTGATCCTCTTTAGCTTCTGCAAAACTTTCAGTTGCTCCTTGAGTAGCCACTTCTTCAGTGGGGTCTTGAGCTTCTACTGGTGTTTCTATATCATCGTCATCCTTATCCACATCTTCACGATATTTATTTTTGTAAAGATTTGGATTGTTAACTACTCCAAAGGAGTCATTTGGTTTGTTTGCTCTCGCACCTTTTACTTGTGTTGCCATTGTTATTACCTCATTTATTGCAGTGCCACATGGCTGTGGGTAGCTGCTTCGGATGTCAGGGCCAGTGATATTACTGGGTAGCTGACGAATTTACCCCATAAAACTAGTTGACTCTCTAGGATTCCCATATTCGTCTTGGGTATCAAACGGTCTAGTTTCTGGTATAATCTGTTTTTCTGGTATAATTTGTTTAGGTTTAAGTTTAGTTTCTGGTATAATATTAGAGGGTCGCTTTTTAATTTCTGGTAAAGTATCTAACTTTTTAATTTGTATTTGTTTAGGGTCAACACTCTTTATATCTACTCCCGGAACTTTATTAAACCAAGTCATTAAATTGTTTGCACCATTTTTCATGTAACTACTTTTTTTACCAAACTTAGGATTTTTGTGTACATGTGTTTGATAAGCTTGTGCAAGATTAGCATTGGGTTTAGCCATAGCTTCTCTAAAGGGTTTATATATATCTAATCCTAAACGACCACCAAAATGTTCAGCAACTAACACTGCCTTCATTCTTGGGTTAGCTATATTTTTTAACTTGGTAAACCTTTTATCAAATTGTTCCATCTTGTGATACAACATCATATCACTTATATACTCAGCATCTTCTGAACTTAGTTGTAACTTTTTACCAGACTTTTCCCAAGCTCTCTTAGCTGCCAAGCCTTGTTTTCCAATAAAAGGTTTAAACCGTTCAATCATCCCGTCACTAAACCCAATAGTTTGTAATTCTTTTGCAGTGTGTTGTCCTAAATCAACACCTCTGCCTATTGTAACTCCACTTTTACCTATTGGCATACCATTTCGTGATGGTATGTACCCTTTAACTTTTACCCCACCCTCTTGCATGTTTACTGCACCTTTTACAAGATCAAAGAATTTACGTTTTTCTGCACGAGTCTTTTCTAAATCTACAGGGAGTTTTGGGGGTTGTGCAAATCCTTCTTGCACTTCAGGCTTTGGTTTTTTAATTCTAGGAGTGTATTTCTCTGATGGTAGATCGCCCTGCCCACCTATACCGAATAATGGTAAAACTCTATCTTGAATAAATTGTTTAGTATCGTCAACTACGCCTGCTTGCTTTTCAACTTTAGTACCTTCTGCAGCTCTAACAGCGTTTGTTGGAGTATTTTCTCTTTTAGCTACTTGTTGCTGTATCTCTTGTGTTCTTTTTTTACCTCGATTGTTTATCTTACCTAAACGGTCATACCCTATTTCTTTTGCAATTTCTTTTGGAATAAAAACTTCGTTTTGAGATACAAGTAATTTTACATTGTCCTTTATACTTATTGTAGGATTTCCAAAGCGTAAGTCAACCCCTTTCTCTTGTAAATTTGACACAGCACTATTGATCATTCTTTGTATGTCTTGTTTTCCTGCAAACTCAGCTGCTGCGGCATTGATAATGTAGTCTCCGTCTTTGGCATCCATCGGCTTATCGTCAGCTATGGTCTGCTGGGGTGTAGCTTGAGGATTATACCCACCTATATATCCCGGAGCTTGTATAGTTGTAGGTTCTTGCATAACTCGTGTGCCTATAGCCATTTTCTTTGGCTTACGTAATTTAAAACTATTAGCTATTGAACCTCCCATAAACCTACGAAGAACAGGTCCTGCTGTATCACTGTAAAACATATCACGAATAACTTCTTTGTCTTCTTCTGACATTTTACCGTATCGTTGTTTTATTAAGTTTTCAATATCTTTAGGGTTCATAGTTTTCCTACAATGTAACAGATTGGTTCTAGTATTGCTCTTTCAATTCTACCACCTAAGTGTCTTTTGTTACCTCGTTGTTGTAGCCAAATGTCAGCAGTACGTCTTTTTGCTACACCCTCTAACCATTTTTTTACTATCCTATTAGGTAGACTATCTTCAGTGTAGGCGTACTTAATTAGAGGTCTGAATAATTTATGATATCCAATTTGATATGCAGGGTCTAGGTTGCGACTGTGCTTT